TATTCATTTAATTTAGATTTAAGCATTTCTAATAATTGTTCTTTTTCTTCTTCTTTCTTTTTTTGTGCTTTTGATTTTCCTTTTCGTTTTTTCCTTTTAGTTCTTAATTCCATATTTGGTGGAAAAATAATTTGAGTAATTTGTGTGTTATCGTTTTTATTAATATTCTCATTATTACTTTTAACCAATACATTATTATTAATTTTATTCTTAATTTTATCTGCTTTTGTCCTTTCAACTGACTTCTTCTTTTTAACCATATATATATATAAAATAAAATATATTTTAATATTATAAATGTATAATTCTATACCATCAAAAAGACAAAGAGGATTATATAGTTTGAGAATACTAGATGAAAATGATAATGAAGAGAAAAAAGAGAAGAAAAAACCAACAGTAGAAAGAGAGAAAGATAATAAGAGTAAAGAGGAAAAATATAATAAATTTGTTAAAGAACTACATAAAAAGCAAAAAAAGAGAGATATAAAATAAAAATTATTATATATTATAATAATATATGAGAAATCTTACTAATACTTCAAATTGTGAAACAACCGTTTATATAAATACAAATTTATCTGCTACATTACCATTAGAAGAATCACAGAGTTCATTTAATAATCCTATTACGATTTCTTTAAAAGGTTTAACTGGATTAGGTATCAGTAATCAAATAATGAAAATGAATTCATTAGGGACAGAATTGGAATGGGCGGATGATAACGGATCTAATTGGACTGTATCAGGTAGTAATATTTATCCAACAAGTGTAGGACAAGTATTAATAAATACCACGAGTAATACTAATAATAGAAATTTATTAGTTAATGGAACAGCAGATATTAATGGAAATTTACATTTTGGAAATAATAATGATATTTATATAAAAGCACAATCACAAAATATACGTAATTATACTGGTTATACTGCTGGTAGTTTTGGATCAGAACATTTATATTACGTCAAACAATCAACAGGAATTCATACTCAAATTGCTTCAATTAGAACTGGTGCTATCAGCAATTTAGGAATTGATGGTATAAATTCAGGTAATTCTTTATTACGATTATATACTGGTGGAGGTCAAGCAGTAGAAATTATAAACAATAATAATGGAGGAGAAGGGGGCAGTCCATATTTATCTATTGAATGTCAAAATGATAATCAAGGCGTAGGAACGAGTGATTACTATATTATTTGGAAGTTGGAAGGTAGTGAAAAAATGCGATTAACTACGGCAGGATTATCAAATGTTATATGGCGAGGTAATACTATTGATGAAATATATGGAGGAACTGGAAATACAGCATATTCTACTGGTGAAATTTTATATGCTTCTGCTTCAAATACATTATCTAAATTATCAATTGGTTCTACCAATCAAGTATTGACTGTTATTGGTGGTATTCCAAGTTGGGAAGATGCTGCTGCTCCTGATTTAACTACATCAACTAATTTTGGAACAGCAGTTCAAACTGGGACTATTAAAATGGGTAATAGTAGTGGTAATTCATATACCGCAAATATTGAATTATTTGTAAGCACAAAATTATCAATATTTAATACTGGTAATGTTGAAGTAGCACGTTTTACACCAGCATCTAACACCTGCGACTTATCATTATTTGGTGGTGTATTATCAAATGCTACAATTGGAGCAAATACTCAATATCTAGGAACTGCTATTACATATAATTATGGCGGGACAGGATTGAGTAGTCTAACAGCAAATAAAATTTTACAAGTTAATAGTTCTGCGAATGGTTATAATTTAGTAGATTTACCCTCTTCTACCACTCAATATTGGAGTTCATCTAGTGGTGTATTATCACCATTAACATCCACAGATGCTATACGAAGTGAAGCATCTTTAGGATTTAGAATTGGTGGTGCGAGTGATTATACAGCATTAGATTATAACCAAACTACAAATGTATTTGCGTTATATAATACAGTTTCAAATATAGATTTTTTTGATTATGATGGCGATAATGGATATATCAACTGGGGCACTCAAGCATCAGCAAGAATGAATTTTAACAATTATATATTACACGGTAGCGGGACAGCTTATCCAGCAGGTGTTGGTATGCCTTTTGGAACAATAGATAGTATATATTCTTCATCGGCATATATGAAATTAATAACAACAGATGATTTAGTAGTTAATGAATTTAATGGTAGTCCTGGGACTGGTTCAAGTAATATAAGATGTAATTCTTCAAGTGAAATATATTTTACTAGTGATAAATTATTATGTGGAACTATTACAACTGCTTCTTCAAGATTTAGAGCAAATTACAGTTCATCTCGGTGTTTTTTTACAAATCCTTCTGGAACTAATAATGCTGTAAGTTTCGCAGGAAGTTTTTTAGCATATCACGACAACGGAACTGAATTAGCGTTAAACTGCCCTAATAGTTCTTACTCAACAACCACAAGTTCTAATATAAGTTTTAATTTTCACGGAAGCAATAGAATAAAAATGACTGGTAGTGAAACACAAGCATTACAATTTAGACAGAATAACGGTTCAACTGTTTATTTGACTATGGGTAGAATTTCTACTTTCCCATCAGGTTTGGGAGGTTGGAGCAGTCAAAGTGTTCCTATTGGTAATTGTGCTGGGTGGTTTGGGACCAACACAAATGATACTGAGGCGTTTTGGATGTGTCAAAACGGACAAACAACAGCGTGTTCTTCAACAGCAGATTTACAAGCGTTTAGATGGTATAATGAAGATAGTATTACTACTGGTTGGTATATAAGTTCAGGCGGTAGTATATCATCTTTTAGTGATAGAAGATTAAAAACTGAAATTAAAGATTGGAAAATCACAGACAAAGAAAGATATAAAAAAATTAGAACTATTCAATATAAAGAAAAAATACCTGATAATATTAATCCAAAAAGATTAACAAAGAAATCGTGTATAGACCATTACAACGAAAGGCAAATAGGAGTAATAGCACAAGAAATATATGAATTATACCCTGAAATTAAAAATGATTGTGAAATAAGAGAATATGATGAATGGAAATATAGAAAAGACAATTGGAAAAATGGAATATATGAAATAGAACATAAAAAATGGGAAAAAGAAAAAGAAGAATATGAATGTTCTACAAAAGAAGAGGACGGAAAATACTGTGAATATAAAACAAAAGAACCACCACAAGAATTTAATGAAGATGAACCATATTTACATTTAGACTATAATAGAATAAATATAATAACTATTGGTGTAGTTCAAGACTTAATAAAAGAAAATGAAACATTAAAAATAGAATTAGAAGGATTAAAAGGAATTATTAATAAATTAGTAAAAGCAACTTCATTTAAAAATTTTAAAGAAACAATAGCATAATAATAAACTTTTAAAAAATTTTATCAAATATTTTTTTTTCTAAAACATTATTATAATGGATAAAAAAATTATTCCTATGTATAAACCGAAAAAAACATTATCAATATTACAGAAACGATTAATGAAAGAGCATAGAAAACATCATACTAAAAAACATTTAGAAGAAATGAAAAAATTAATGCTAAAAGGATACTGCTTTCAACAAGCACATAATATCACTATGAAAAAAGTTGGTAAATAAACCTACGATTTTTAAATCGTAATAGGTTAGTCCAAAATTTTAATTTATTGGTAAATAGAATAACATATAAACTTAATTATTAGATTTTTTTTATTTACTAATAATATAAAATGTCTAGAAGAAGTTCTAATAAAAAATCTTTTACACTAAATGACCCGTTTAATTTTTTAAAAAAAGCAACAAAATCAATAGCAGGACCTCTAACTAATTTATTTGGAATAAATCCATTTACATCTAAGGATACGAAAGCATTTAGAGAATATACTGATATAAGACAAAAAAATTTAGACCGTGGTTATAGAAATGGAAAATATTATGATTATTTAGATGTTGAAAAAGATAGGAAAAAAGCGGGTAAATCATTAGGAAAAATGTTAAAACCAATATTACCAAAAAACCAAGAAAAAACAAAGAAAAAAAAACAAACTATTACAAATAAAAAAGGACAAAAATTAACAATTATAAGACCACCAATACCAAGACCTAATCCTTAAATAAACTTTTAAAAAGTTTTATCAAATTTTTTTCTATAAGATTATTATAATGGAATTATATAAACCAATAAAATCTACAAGAAAAAATAAAAAATTTATGGTATTAACTAAAAAAGGAATAATTCATTTTGGAAGTAGTAAATATGAAGATTTTAGACAACATAAAGATAAAAAAAGACAAGAGAATTATTGTAAAAGAGCAAAGGGAATTACTAATAAAAAAGGTGAAAAGACTTATAAGGATAAAGACACCGCTAATTATTGGTCTTATAATTACTTATGGAAATGTTAAAAAAAAAATATTTATTAATATATAATGACTGGGGCAGAATTAATAGCAATAATTTCAGTAGGTGCTACTGCTCTCGCTACTTTAATAACAACTGTCTTTACAAGTATGAGTTTATCAAGATGTAAAAATATAAATTGTTGTTGGGATTGTCTAATTTGTGATAGAGATGTTGTAAGTGAATCAATAGTAGCAAGAGAAGTTGAATTACAAAATCAAAATAGAACATAATATACCTAATCTTTTTGATATTACTTTTTTCTAAAAAGTATTAATCTAAATCATTAATAACAATTTTATTAAATCTTTGATAATATCTTTCATTAGTCGGTTTATTATTCATTATTAATAGAAAACTATATTTATCTTTCCAAGCAAGTTTTAACACCTGATTTTGTTGTTCTTTACTTAAATCACACATTAACTCATCTTTAATACAATCTAATTCTTTTTTATTATCAGTTCTAAATAAATATATAGAAGAAGCATTACATCTTCCAGTCAAGAAAAATTCGTTATACCGTTGGGAGCAAACCCAAACACTACAACCAGCACTCCCTTCTGCTTCGGGTTTAGTAAAAAGATGTCTTCTATTTAATATAACAGACATTAGATTTTTAGATTTTTTCAAATCCTTAATACAATCATCAAGTATTATTAAACAATTATTATTATCTTCTTCTTCTTTTTCTTCTTCAATAATATCTTCTAGTAAATCATCACTATATCTATTATGAATTCTATTTTCATTTAGATTCAATTTGTCTAATGGTAAAGATTGTAATGAACCACTAATTAAATGTATTTTATCAAAATATTTATAATAAAATCTAGGCAAATCAGGTTTTTTTTTTGTTGGATGACTACATAATAACGCTAACATTAATGAAGATTTCCCACTTCCAGCACATCCAACTATATAACTAAAACTATTCATAGGTTCTAATGGAGAAGCAACTTTATAAGCACAATTTTTGGTATTATCCACATTTTGACCTATTAATGGTATTTCGTGTAATTTATCATTTTGAATTATTTTCATAATCTATATATTTATATAATATATTTTTAATTAAAATCTTATAGCATTAATATTTCAAAATTATTTTCTAATATAATAATATAAAATGGAAGCAAGACTCCCCGAATCTATGAGATATGTTTTAAGTGGTGCTGACGCTATTGAAAGTCGCACACGATTAACTCGTTTTGATGCTACTTCTAGCACATACGCCTCTAACTCTAATAATAAAATTCTAATTCCAGTTCAGGCAGACGGATTTATTGATACTAACAAATCGTATTTATTCTGTAAAATCAAAACTAAACATACAGGAACAGATAAAGTTGCTGAATTAGATGGTAATGTAGCATCTATAATTGATAAACTTGAAATTTCTGTATCAGGCAGTTCAGGTAAAGTAGAAACTATTGACCGTTATTCTATGTATCATTTATACGACCAAACTTGGAATTCAGGAATTGAAGAACTTACTTATCAGCAGGTAGTAAATGGTGGTGGTGCCCCTGCCCTTTCTTGGAATCAGGACGGTGAAGAACTTGCTGTTAATGGTGAAATAACCCTTGCTCTTAAATTAAAAGCGGGATTTTTAACATCTTATTTTGATAAAGCATTACCTGCTGGATTACCTCAATTCACCATAGAAATTACACTAGCACCGGGTGTGGAAGCATTTAAATACACCACCGGTTCTGCTAATCTCCATTATGAAGTATCTAATGTTCGTTGGTATGCTCCCACTTATCAAATTCTTAATGAAATGGTTATGTCTAATTATAAAGCACAAATTACTAGCGAACCTATTATGTGGGTTTCACAGGGTGTATCTTCTATAATTAATGTAGTTAATAATACTGTTGGGAAACAAACTAAACAATTAAACGCTTCTTATCGTTCGTTAAATGGTATGGTTTCGTTAATGCGTCCTTCGGCAGACATTTCTAATGCTGAAAAAAATTGTTTAACCAGTTTTAACATTACTAACCTTCAAGGTTATTTATACCGTATTCACGGTTCTCAATATCCTAGTGATTCTATTGATGTTGGTGCTACTGATTTATCACGAATTTATATGGAAGCTTCCAAAACACTCGCACCTCACGGACACATACACTCTAAATCATCTGTTGTTAATAAAACACGCTTTACTGGTGCTGGTGGTTCTGGTTCTGTCTGTATTTCTCTTACACGATTTAATGCTGATAATTTAGTAAATCTCGGTTTAGACACTTCTGCCTCTAATGCTCCTAGTGTTCTAGAATTAGATTTCTCTTCTGCCCCTGCCTCCCAAGATTTAACCACTTACTGCTTATATGATGTCGTTTTTGTAATGAATCCTGATGGAACTGTTGAACGCAGTTTTTAATTTAAAAAAAAAATATTATATATAATATAATGGATATTCCAAATAATATAGAAAATGAATCAAAATTAGATATATTTACAAGAGATGAATTAGAAAATGCTTATAGTGTTAATAGTGAAGAATGTAATAAAAAAGATTTTAATGATTTTTATAATGAAAAAATAGAAGATACAGTAGATGATAGTTATATTTATGAAGAAGATAAGATTAATTTATTAAAAGTCTGTAAAGATATTATTGATAAAAATTATCATCAATATCCAAGTCCTATGGATGGTATATTAACTAAAAAATTATATTATGATTGTATTAAAAAAATGAATAAACAAGATTATATAAATGAAAAAAAAAAGTTAGAAAAATTAAATCCTGTGGAACAAGAATTATTAAAAATGAAAAATGCTAATAACTATATTAATAATAAAAAACCTGAAAATGAAATTATGGATTTAAATGATTTTTTACAAGATTAATTATTTAAAATTAATATGTTTTGATATAATATATAATGTCTAATATTAAAATATTAAGATTAAATAATTGCTCTTCAAATCCAAAATTAATTCACGATAACGATAATTCAGGTTTTAAATATATTATTGAACCTGATTTAGTAAATATGGGACGATGTTTAGTTGAAGTTATTAGTGGTTGGTCTAATATAACATCTCAATCAATAGATAATCTCGGTAATGTTAATGGAACTTCACGAATTGTCCCTAATAACATCCCTAATTTAATTATAAGAAGTAATATTTTACAAGAAGGCGAAGATACATTAACTGGTGGTGGTGGGTTAATTTTAGGAACGATGAATTTACAAAATACAACTGAAACAACAGGAACTACTACAACGACTGGTTCAGGAAGCACATATGAAGGTGTTGCTGGTTCTACTACATCTAATATTGCTTCTTTTAATCAAACACAAGCATTAAGTTTTATATGTGAAAAATTACCATCACAAATTCATTTGGAAAGATTATATTTAACCCATACCTCGAATATTAGTGATGTTCCTAAATTT